TAAAAGTATTGAAAGTAATATTTAGTTGATTAAACTCAGATTCAGTTAGTGATGCAATAACATCATTCTCTCTGTTTGGATTGTCACTTAATTTAAATCTACCACATCTTAATGATGCGCCTGTGTCCCGTGCTTGGGATGGCAAATTAAAGACATGGCAATAGCTCTGGACTAGGTTGGAGGATTTAACGTCAGATAGTGAATGCTGCACCCATCTTCCATCTTGCATATACGACCAGATCTTTCCGTCCTCAGGCTTAGTATGCACCCACACACTGATAGAATCCCCGCCTAGAACTTCCCCGACGTTGTTACAAATTAAAGACTTGAGGTCTAAACTAAATTCGTGCTCAGGGGTTAAGAAATTTGTAGAAACATCGTACCCAAGACTTGTGTCCACGGAATATTTTCTTAAATCAAAAGAAAATCTACTCTTTGAGTTAGTTGATTTTTGTCTGATTAAAGTATTCTCATGTGTTAACGAATTGTACTTATACCCATTCTTGTTATTTTTATCTAATCTTACCACTGAAAAAGAGTTAGACGAGTTAGCACCTGAGGGATGGATAAACTCTATATGACTTAGAATACCGCTATTTCTAAATTCTGGTATGAGTGATCCACCATCGGTATAAGTAAGTACGTCAGCTACCGTTGAGGCGACATAAGTCCCTGAAGAGGACCCTGAGGTTGAGAACAGTATAGATCTTGAATTTAGTTCTGGGACAGTCAGCAAGCTTGATGCAATGTACTGTGGGTATTGAGTAGTGAACGGACCATTCTTTGAAAGGTTAGAATTATAGAATATAGGTCCGTACACATGAGCAAATATTGTAGGCCCATCTAATTGCATTACGTTAGGGGTTAGCCTATGCCTCGCAAAATTGTGAGTGTAGTCGTAGTATAGCTTATGAAATTGTTTTCCGAATTCATAAGTTGTGTAATCTTCCATTGAATTTGGGAATGCCACACTGGACTCGGTTAATGTATTTGCATAATTTACTAGCTTATTACTCCACCAATTATCTTGTGCTAGTTCCGCTAAATTATCGTCGTAATAAGCAGAAGCTTGCATAAGTTTAGATTGTTCATTTACATGGTGCAGAGTTGCAACATACGGATGTAATTGCCCTCTATCTAAATGATAATCTATTACTATGCCTTTAGAAGTTCCAAATCCTTGCTGAGGCGGCAAAGTAAAAAGAAACCTAATATTGTCTGCTACTTTATCCGTAGCTCCAACTACATCGAAATAAATATCGTAGTTTCCATCGACAACATAAGTTTCATTAATTTTTACATTTGTAAAAGTTATATCTTTTGCTTTGTTTGTAGAGTTAAATCCTGATACTATATTTGAAGATAAATTTCCGACTCCAGTTAATGACGAGCTTGCAGATATGTCTATAAAAGATAATCCGGAGGTCATTCCCACTAAATCATTTGACCCTCCTTGGAATGGGTAAGGGCTATTGCCTATCTTAAACAAAGGCACACCTAAATCATTTTCAAATCTAATGGATGAAAAAAGTAAATCTGTAGGCCCTGTAAAAAATTGCCCGTTGCTAGTTAAACCATCAGAAAATAATCTAAATGCATACCCGATTTTTTCTGTTTGGTGTGGAACATAGCAACGAGAATCTATATCTATCCCAGACCATCCGTGGTTTAATCTTCCATTAGCAACGTGAGAATTGAACCCTGTAAAATAATTTGCAAATATACTTCCATGGTGGGAGCTAATATAACATGAACTAACTAAGCATTTAGAACTCCACTGGCAAAAAGCGGGTAATTGAGCGTCATCGGCACAAAATATAAAAGAGTTTATTAGTTTAGCCGGATCACTAGGGAAATAATAATTAATTACTTTTGGCCCGTCTGTCCAGTAATTCCAAGGAGATATGAACTTTATATTATCAACAGATTGAAGACTACCCATACTGTTAAAATGATATGGAGTGTTTACAACGGTTAAACCAGAAACTCCATTACCTGATAATCTCCAATCCAAAAATGACATAGGGGTATTTGAATTAGATGCATAAAATACTTGTCCATTATCTGTAACCGAAGCTGGCTGACCAACAAAATCATTCCACCAATCATAATTTTCTAAAGATAATACCCCTTGGCCTACAACTTTAACATTATTGCAAGCACTTGTATTTAGATTACCTTTAATATAAGATCCCCTCGGGATATAAAGAAGTGTGTTAGAACTAAGTTGAAGTCGATTACTGTATCCTTGAGGAGCATTTGTATTAAGACCTAAAGACGATACAAAATGTATACCAGTCGGACAAAGAATTTGATTGTAAGTTGAATATTGAGCAGAAACTTCAGCGTATGACGGAAATAAAGGATCGGCAAATACAAATAATGGACTTGAAACTTCATTATTTATATTAATCCAAAGTTTATCATTTGGGTTTACTGTAACTAATGCTTCTGTAAAACCTTGATCCCCAGTTATTATTTGAGTAGTTAAATTTTTATTTTTTGCGTAAGGTCCAATATCTATTGAATTTATACTTGAATTTATTTTTTTTATTTTTATAACCGATTCTGAGTTTAAACTAAATGTAGTGTAACTCATAACTGGATAAGACCCGCTGGCCCACAACTCTCTACCTGTGCCCGCAGGAGAAGGGTATACCCAAGCTTTTTTGGTCCCAGAGTATACATGAGAATCAATATAATCTGACCCGTCATAGACCTCTACAGAATAATAACCGCTTCGGAGACTATTATTTAATGGATCTGGATTTGGAAATACTTCTACTTGTACCATAATTAATTAGGAACCCAACCTCTTATTGGGAATGTATTACTGACAGCAACGCCATTATATGTATTAGATGAAGATAAATCTTCACATTTACTATAAATAGCTGGTATATTATAGTAGTCGGTTATTTTTACAAATTCTAAAGACGACGGTATTAACCCTAATGGAAGATAATTACCTACTAATGGACCAGAAGTAATGTAATTATGCATCGGTGAAGGAGAATTAAATCCACTTCTATCGTAATATCCTTCACGCGGTATAAGATGCTTTAAATCTCTACGCCTGTGGTTTCGTCTTGGTAGAATTGCCGTTGCTCCAGTTGGATTTAGCAATGTATCAACAATTGAGTTTACTGACTGTCTAGAAAAAGTATTAACAGAAGTTGCAGTTAAACCTCTTTTGTAGCTAGACATTGCAAGGGCCGAGGCGGCAAACCCAGCTAGAGCAGCCCCGCTAGTGTATCTCAAATGAGCATAGTCAGCCTTAGGTACACTTACAGTTGGGAATCTAGAATCTGGAACTACTGGATAAGCATCGTTATAGCTTGATCTTGCAAGGACATCGGGGACGGCTTTGGCAGGAGAGAATTTCTTTATTGATTGTGAAGTTATGTATAGAACTTCTTTTGAGTCAGCTTCTAAGCTAGTTTTACCAAAATCGAACCCACTAGTATCTAAATTGATTCTAAAGAAAGATGATTTGCCATTCCAAAGAGGCAGATAATCAGATCTGGTGTTTGTTATGTCTGCGATTACAGAGTTCCAATTAGGTGCATACTCTATGCCAGAAGTAAAGAATAACCAGCTACTACGAACATTAAAATCGGAGCTTTGATTAGATACTTTTGATTTTATGTAATTAGCTACTTGAAGTGCAAAGCTATCTGGAACTTGAAAGCAAATTAATTTGTCAGCAATAAAATCAACCATTTCAGAAGTAACTCTTACTTTAGTGTAGTAAGGTATTTCTTCGAATGGTGGAATGGGATTTGAGGTTCCTCGATAATTAAATATAAAATCTGCGGACCCTAACTTGAATGGCTCATTGCCCAGTAAGAAATTAGATGAAAACTGATATACGGTATCTTTAATTATCTTATCAACACACAGCTTGATGTTCTCGTCCATGCTGCTGGGACTGAAAGTAGCTACACTCAGATCCTGGCTAGATTGACGAGTCCATGTTTCAAATGATCTTAGTAGTGTTGATTCAGTTGCCAGAGCATACTGAATTAAGAATGGTATGTAGGATTCCCAAAGCTCTGTAATAGTCGAGCTAGCATTAAACACATCTTCCCCAAATACTGAGTCGGCAACTAGTTGAACACACTTCTTGGTGCCTACTGTCTTATAAATTTCGACGGCATTTGCTAGCTGTAGTCTCCATCTGTCAGGTTCAGATCCAAATAGATTCCAACCAATAAGGTCTGCTAGTAGCGGCAAATACTGGTCTGGGCATTCGTCTAGATCGTACAAAGATTCAAGACGGTCAACTTGGTCTGAGTAATCTGCAAATGCGAACGAAAAAGCTTTCAATAATCGTAAGAAAGGTCCGTTATTTTTTAGTTCAGTAAGCAGATAGCTATTTTGGAGATAATTCTCTACTGCATCTCTAACTCTAAAATCACCATCATCAATATAAAGGGGGGAATAAACAATATCAACTAAAGTGCAAAGTTTGTCTAGCTGCTGCGTCCCGCTTGTGTGTATTGAAGAAGTATTTCCAGCAGATGGCTTAAATTCATTTGGTAAAACGGCAAGAGAAGACCAAGATTGAGTATTGTAATTTCTCCAAATATAATTAGTTAATCCTCTTAATCCGTCATTAGTTGATAATTCTTGCCCTGTGTATATCTTCTCAATTAAAGTATCGTGAACAAAGCTAGATGGATTGTAAGTTAGGTTAATCGGCCCACTCAAATTTAAAAAGTAAAACCAAGAAAGATTGTTAATTAAATATGTGTGATTGTTTGCTTTGCTCCCACCATCAAGAAAATCTAGCGTGGGATTGTTGAGTCGAATACCGGGAAGTAGCGTATCTTTTAAGAAATCAGAAAAATCTGAACTTGAATTAAAGTCTCTGAAAGACATTCCAAGGGGCAGCAATATCTTTCGTTCAAAATCGTTAGCATCAATGTCTGTTAAAGAATTTTGTTTAACAAAAAATTGGGCTATGCCACTAGCCTTATTAAGTGAGCTAAACGCACCAGCCACAGAACTAATAGAAATTATGGAACTAAAATTACCTATTGTAACTAAATGTGAATTTATAACTTGATCTAGTATGTCTACTTCTTTTTCATTTAATTCAAAATCAGCTTCATAGTATAAAGAAGGGATAATATACTTCATCACATCGCTGTAATTAGCTTTGTGATATTGCCGATTATCTATAAATTTGGTTACATTAGACATAAGTAATGTTTAAAGTGTAGTTGTTTAATTGAACTATTTCGTTGAAATCAACTTTTATAGATTCTTTTACGTTATCTATTGTGGCGTATCTAACCTCAGGTACTTCAAAAATACTGTACATTAAATCTTCTGGATTGAATGCTTTTGCAAAATCAGTATTGTCTATATTAAAGAAAGTTTCTATCTTATTTCTTACTTGCTGGCGTATATTAGCTTCAAGATACTGGTACTTCTTCTCCAATCGTAAGGTTATATTAAGGTCTAGCGTCCTAATCAACCCATCGACTACTACTAACTCGTCGGTAAGCATTTTGCTGTCTTGCATGGCTTCTAGAAGCTGTCTCTTGTACTCAGGGGTAGCTTTTCTTAGCTGTAGGTTATTTGCTTTTTCCAAAACAAAAATGTCGATTACGTTGGCTGAGGAGTAAGCTCGTCTTGTTGCAGCGGTGGCTTTACCGATAGACCCGTAAGAACTAATGTAGTTATTTACGAAAGCTTTGTAGTCATCTAATGTTACAAGTCGGCTTTGAGACCTGAATGCTAAAGGGGCATACTTCTTCGCATTCTCTACTGTCTCAGCATCAGAGCCTCCAGTTCCTTTTGATGTGTTCTGGACTGTTCCTGGAATACCTGCGATTGCTAGATTACCGTCTGGGTTGGTATAGTTTGCCGTTGTTATTTGAGCGTTCAAAAGCCCTTGCCCTATGTTACCCCTCGTGCCCCCACCTACTCTATAAGTAATCGTATATTGATCTCCTATAGCTGGGTTTCTTCCAACATTATTATCACCAAATACTACGGTAGCCCCGTAATCATCATCTGATATCAATTGAAATACTTTCGCATCCGTGCCAGAAGCATAAAAGATATTATTTACTTGCTTGTAAATTCCATTGGTGTTACCTGGGCTTGTTACGAAAACTTGAACGCTACCCTCAATTACTGGAGATTGCTGTAGCTTTACGCTCTTCAGTGCTTCTGTGTCCGCAAAAGTCCCGGTATCAACAACCAACGACCCTTCTAAGAGTACTAAATTATTGAATACAGTTGTGGATGATCTCTCAGCGTCAAATAAGTTTATATCCCCTGTAGAATTAGCTACATCAATATCCCCATCCGCAGCAACTTTGTAAAGTGTAAAAGTTATTGGAAGTCCGTCTTCGGGAGAAGTTATAGTAACTACTCTATTCTGTGGCGTAATTTGAATGTACTCCCCAGGGTTGCTTAAACCCGGAATGGAGGCTAAAGTTAATTTAGCATCGGCAGCGGCAGCTATCGGACCCTTCATTCTTACGCCAATTAGTTGCAATAGATCTTTTACACTATTTCTATCGCGGGCAGTACGGATAAAATTTTCATTAGCTAGATAATCTGCTTTATATGAGAGTACATGCCCCATGTAAGCAACTAGCTCAATGAGAACCATCCCAAAATCAGACTCCACAAAGTAATTATAATCTAGTGGGTATACGGCCCTAATGTAATTAATTAACGAGTTTCGAAGTGTTACGAAATCTGTTGAAGCAAAATTAATTTGATTTTCTTTATCAGCGTCATTAACGCTGACAAGTTTCATAAAATCGGAGGTTACTGTGCCTTTGAATGCCATTATCGTATTTCCACGTTGATATCAAAATTTATGTTATCTTCATCCAATAAAGTGCAGAACAACTTTATCGTAATGAAATGCCCACCCTCAAGAGTTTCTGTTCTCCCAGGGAATACTTGAATTTTATCTAAAGAGACATTAGGGGCGTATCGTCTGATAGATTCAAAGATTTCTCTCTTGATGCTGGACAAAGTAGCCTGATCTAACGGCTCCATTAGGTAGCGTCGTAGGTTAGTTCCGTAAGCAGGTAACATCACCCTTTCGCCTCTATTAGTTAGAAGTAACTGTCTCAAATGAGACTTAACAGCATTTAACCCAGAAGATTTCTTTAAGAAGGTGCCGGAATCCACATCCCCCATAGGAAATCTAAGGCCAAACAGCTTATCAATGCTTCTTTTAGTGAGGTTGTTAGGGTTTTTAATTACCCCAACTCCATAAAGATTGCTGTTTGAATTTATTGCCATAATTAACTCAACTTAGAAGTATCTATGTTCTTAAAGAAATTTTTATGAGTATTGTAGTTGTTTAATACTTCTTGTTGCGTGAGAGGCTTAGAATAGAACTTTACACTGCCTAGATACCCTCTCAGACCGCTTATTAGTCCGCCGTATTGCCCACCCATGAAGTTTCCTTTTTGGAATCCATCAGTATATCCCCCACCCACAATCCAAGGGGTCACCTTGAAATTGGTTCCTGGGTTATTTAATTTTGGTCCGCTATTTAATTCAGTTGGGCTAGTTAAATCATATTCAAAGCTATTAGCAGCGGCTAAATTTGGCAAGTTAGGCATCGTACCTTCTGGGATGCCAAACACATAGGATAGAGAGGAAGTCGCAATTTCTTGTCCGTCAAAGTATAGAGTAAGCTTATCAGATTGTGGATTAAGGGTAATTGAAAAGTGGCAAAAGTCTGATGAGCAATCAACCATTCCTTGATTAAGTGATTTAACCATAGAGTGGTATGTGGTGGATGCCTTGCAGTCCAGACCATCAAAGAATGATCTGTTAATAAGCGTAGCGGCTGAAGCAGAAATTGATTGAGTTGGGGCAAGGAAGAAACTGGTTGAAGATACTGGATTAAGAGATTGGCTGTTTGAGGCTGGTAGGCCTGATACTAATCTGCGATCTCTAGTAAACCCAAGAATGAATCCCCGTACAGCGTCAGTCCCCAGTGAATTAGCTACATACTCAGAATCTGTAGAGCTAGCTGCACCATTAAACCCTACGTTCTCATTCGCTAGCACTAATCGGTAAAGGCTAGATACGTTGCCTACCCCGCTACTGGTAAATATGTCTGGGATATGGGTCCAGAAATCTATCGTGGCTCCTTGGTTGTTTTGCAGGAGATCGTCCAATGGCGGGGCGTTGGGGAGGCGGAAATAGGCTCCTAGGGCCGATACAGAGGACGGTGTAGCGTTGGAGTTCTTAGTTATGCCGTCAAAGTAAGCAATGCCTAATCCGCCCTTAAATACATCCCCGGCAGACTTAGCTACTAACTGTCCGTACAATTGATTTGATTGAGACGCTGAATTTCTAGATAGGAAGGAAGTAGAAGAAGGGGCTTCTACATCTGTATCTAGGAAATTATACATGGCTATCAGAGAATCAGTAGTTAAGAAGTTTTCAGTTTGTAGAATTACTCCATCAATAGCCGAAGCTCCACTACCATCAAATATGATTGCCCCATCTCCAATCTCAGGGATAATTAAATGCTCAAGGCGAGAAGTAACCGTTGTTACTTTTGTTTGTACAAATACAGACTGTACAGGAAGAGGGGACACAACACCCGAAATGTCTACTTGGCTGAACACCATAGCTTTTTGACGTTCGATATCAAAATTGATGTTAGCTCCTGCAAGATACGAGAAATCATTAATAGGTACTTGCCCTACTTGATACTCTACCCGAGTATTGTAAATTTTTGGAAGCTCTACAGCTAATTGAATTTGTTTCTTGCGCTTGTTAATTTGTGCAAGAAGTCTTGCATTTTCTGATACAATAGATTGCTTTAGGTTTCTTACAATTACCTGAGATGCTCCACCAGACTCTAGCTCGGATACTTGAGCAGAAAGGTCATAAAGTCTCTTGTTTCTATTTCCAATTAATTCTTGTAGGAATCCGTCAGCATCGTAGTAGTTTCTAAGAGATTGTGTTTCGCTTATTACATTAGGATCTAGAATTGTATTGACGTAAGACTTTAAATCATTAATTGAGAATGCCTGCCCTCTTCCACCAAGATTGGGGTTGTGGGTCATCTTCCACAAATCGCCCTTATTGAGTTTATTCTTCTCAGATCGAAGATACGTTAATGCTGGAGTAATACCACTAGTTTGAGAATCAAAATACAATCCATCGTTTGATAGAATGAATTGACCTTTGGTTGATTTTGGTGGTCCAAAATTAAGGCGGAATATCTCAGCGGTTGCCGATAGTTGAGGTTGAGTGAGTACGCAAGAATTAGCTATGATGGTCCCAGCTAGGAATTGGCAAGCATCCTCGGTAAATAACGGCTCTAAGCTAGGGTTAGCTCTACGTTCGGATACGATACTGTTTATATCATCTACGACTACAGTCGCCCTGTTGATGAAGTCTATAGCTGCCTCAGCTTCATAGAGCGATGGTCCTAAGCTGCTCTCTACATAGTCTTGGAAAGCTTGGGGGTCCATTGGCAGAGTTTCATCTAGCCCGTTTTCTTGAAGGCGTCTAAAGTTTTTGTAACCGCTTAAACAATCTCTAACTTGCTCGATATACTGGGATACATTCTGGTAATTAGCGTACAAGTCTCCAGCTACTCCACCTAGTGCTGCAAGGAATCCTGTAAGTGCGGCAAGTGCTCCGATTATATCTCCGACAGTACCTAATCCGCCGGATTTAGAAAATAGTACAAATTCCCCGTCATCAGTTAAGATTCCAATATGATGCAAGAAATCTCTCAGCCCGCCAAATATACTCTCTAATACAGAGTTGGCTGCTCTCATTCCCGAACGTAATGACTTTAGGATTAAGATTAGAATAGGGGTAGGAATTAATCTTAATGCTTGCAGCCCCAAGTTCAATAAGCAGCTAGGAACTCCAAATGCCGTGCCTACAGCACCTAGAGGATTTCCTCCAGCACCAAGGACTGAATTGAAGACATTAAAATCAAAAGCTGCCATTATTTACCTTTTACGTTTAATTTGGGTTGTACACGGGTTGGCGAAATAGCTGTAATCGGTACACCACTATTTAGGTTAAGCGGAGAACTAATGCCTATATTAGTCGCTGTATTTCCTGCCGCATTTAAGTTGGTATTTGCTACAATATTAGTGCTAGCCTGTGAACTTATATTAACGTTGCCAGCATTAGCTCTAATGTTTATATCCCCTGACTCGGCAAGGAGATCAATACCTCCCGCAGACTGTACGGTTATCTTTTTAGTTGGGTCTAAGTTAAATATTGTTACCCCGCCACCAGATTTAATTTGAATTACTCCATACTGGGTAGTGACATAAACACTGCTTTCTCTTAACCCAGAAGCAGGGGCTGGATTGTCCGTATAGATATTAATATCACGGTATTTACTTACTAAATTTATGTTTCCGTACTGATACTCAGGGTCTGCTAAACCTATGTTCTGAGCATCTGCTTTATACGCTCTGAAAGTTCCCTTTGAATCATTTTTAATTGTTACGTCTCTGCCGTCCGTAATAGAAACTTCGTATGAGCCATTAGTAACTATAGATTGTTGGCCCATTAAGCTATTAAATACGATACCACGGTGAATAAAATCAAACTTAGGTATGAACGGGATGTTTATATCTCCACCTATCGTAATTCCATCCCCTTCTGAGTTACGCAGAACCACGCACTCAGCAGCAGGGGAATCTGACAAGATAAGCTTACTTCCCTTGCTGCTCTTAACCTGAACTTCGTTGATTACTGGATCACCTGAGACGTAGTAGTTTGTTATTTTAAGGCCTGCGTTCTTCTCATTTTTAAAGAACATTGCAGTTGGTCTACCCTCATCATCGTAAGCCTTGTACTCCCTAAAAAGAGGGGCGGAATTACCTTCTGAATCTTTTGATATAATTCCTAAATCTAATGCATGATCGACTATTGTGCTGATGTAGTAATACTCGTCTTTATCCTTATCGTAGGTAATTAAAATCTCTGAGCCTACAGCAGGAGGAGCAAACATACCGTAAAAGTATCTCTGGTAAGTAGGCGAGGTGTATATTACTTGGACTGGAAGATTGTCTGGCCTTAGAACAGCATTAATAACTACTGGTCCAGCGTCGGGAGATGTGCTCGATCTGTTTCTATAAGGTTCCACTAATGCTTTTCTAATTTCCATTTTACAACCTGTATGCGCTGCCTACGTTCTTCTGCAACATGAATTGAGAGTAACACTCTCTTGTGTTTATTACATGTTTAATTGCTGCAATATTATAGAGTCCGCTGAAGAAGTCTAAATTAGTTGAGTTGTTTGTTGAGTTAATATTTATAGGAGTTACTTGCTTAGAGAAGAGGAAGCATGGCTTGAAGTTTAATAATCTATATGTTGCTAAGTGAAAGAATGGCAAAGTTTTGATGTTTAGTTTTATTTGTTGCGAATTCAATGCATTCCAAAGTTCTGCCGCTATGTTCTCTTGGCTCAATCCGAATTGCTTTGGCTTGAATACTACGCCCTGATCAAGACCTTTACCATCATCTAAAGTTCTTATATCAAACAAAGTAAACATCATATTTGCTAAATTTAAATACTGTTCTTGTTTTGATATTTCTGATCCGATATAGTCAAAATTAGTTAAAGAAGCCCTTGATGCACCATTAAGATCAAATTTTCTATATTTAGGAGTAGGGTCCACAAAAGATATTGCAGCAGCAAAAAGTAATTCATCTACATTAATATTTCCATTTGATTTGTAAATTAAACTATCAAAGTTTATGAACAACTTACTTAAATCATCTAATATAGAGATTATACCTGATGAGGGTATAATTTCACCTAAATCTTTAGCTAATCTAGCTTCTATTTCCTCTGATGTTTCATACAATGCTTTTGCAGGACCTGAAAAAATACCGTACTGTTTGATGAAAGATTTTACTCTATCAGATGTAGAAGGTACTAATAATGGCTTAGGAATTGGTTTAATCTTTTTTAATTGAGTAAAAATATTTTCTCTTTGTAGTGCATTTTTGTCACTATTTGAGTATTTTTCAAGTTCTAATTTTATACCTTGATTTTTTGCAAAATAAAATTGTTGAGTTAGAGCTTTTTTGATTTTTTCTTTATCTAAATTATAGTTTTCTAATATTTTTGCATAGTTATCAAAAACAGAACTTAAATTTAATCCACCTATGTTAACTTTATTTGCATTATTTGCAATAGAAGCTAAGTAAGCACTATTGAAATTATTGCTTATGGCAATTTGAACTCCCGCTAGGTAAGTCTCTGAATTGGCATATTGGATGTTTAATACATTTGCATTTGTAAAGTTATTTAAAAATACAGGAATCTCAAATAACTCTAATATTCCATTTTTTGTTTTAAATAACTCTACTACTTTTTCTTGATACGAATCTCCATTAACTGCTAATTCATCTATGTTTATTTGCTCAAAGAAATTAGAGCTTGTTTTTCCCTTAGACATTAATTTAAGAAGCTCTGATCCGTAATTATTATCCAAAAGAATGTTAGCGACATTATTCTTTGTGGTATTGTCAAAAGAATAAAGAGAATCTTCATTTACAAATGTATCAGGTACAAAAAATGCATCGTTTTGATAATTAAATTGTACAATACGTCCTTTATAAATTTGAAGACTTGGTTTGAATTCACCTTGTAATAAATTAAAAGATTGATCTATGCTAGCAGCAGCATTCTCTAGAGGTATGTAATTTCTATAAAGATATTCGCTAATCATCTGCTCAGGGCCGAAGATAATGCATTTACCTATTGACGCATCTTTGATAAGACCTTTGCTTTTCCAAAATGAGAGCAGTTTAATGTTAGTTTCTGTAGTGATAATAAAATTGTCGATAGTTTTTATTCTTGATTTTATACCCTTATCTATTTTATTCAAAGCATCGTAGAAATCTGGAAATCCTGGGTTTACAGAAGAGTCTTGCTTATCACATTTTAAAACATAAGAATCTATTGAAGATAAATTAGCTTTACTCGTTGTTTGGTTAGTAGCGTCATAAGCTTGGGGGGATAGATCTACATTAGGTGTTTTTATAAGTCTGCTAGCAATTACATTATACTCTCTAAATTTATTTGCTTCTGATATTCCAAAATTTTTAAGATAGTATTTTAAATTTTGTGTACTAATAGATATTTGCTGAGGTGTAGATCTCCCCTCAATAAATGGGCTATCAAAAGAAACATATTCTCCTAAATTAGGAATTATACCAATAATATTAGATTCTGGAGTTCTTGCTACAGTCGATAAGTACTTTCTAACTAATCTATAAATTATGTTCTCTAAAGTATCAACAGCGTCATTTTTATCTATTGTAACTATTAATTTATCAATATTTTCAAGATAAAGGAATTCTCTAGGAGGATTTGGGTTTTCAAAGTTAAATCTTAGCTTTGGTCTAAAGATTGAATCATTAGTGCTAAAGAATTTAAAAGTGTATCTTCTTAACCCATTTGATATATCAACAGTAGTTTTATTGAGTACAAATGTCATCACATCTGACCAATTGTTGAGAATATTATCCGTTCCAAATGCAATAAAAAGTCTATTCCAATTGTTAGCATAGTTTTTTATATCACTTAAATCAGATTCTCTTACATCAACTCTACCGTTAGTAATTTCAAAAGTTCCACCACCAATTTTAACTGAAGGGGTAGCTTTTGCAGCATCTGATCTAAAGGCATTCTGAAGCATCGACTTTCCTGTATTGGTCAGATGCATGAAGAAACTTTGTTCAAAGTTACCGTCAGTATCTAAAAACTCTAGGGTTAGCCCAGGATTGTTGTCGTTATCAAAATTGACAGAGTATTCTAGTGATTGAAGATATTTGTTAGTTTTGCCTGAGATTACTAATGCATTTGAAACATTAGGTAATTCGTCTACGTTTTTGTATACCCCTTTGTTAAAAAATTCATTAGCTAATTCATAATTATTAGTTATAAATACATTAGGGGTTAAAATTTTAGACATGACAACTTATATAATAGGTAGAAGGATTTCATCCCCTACGTTTAACTCTTGAAAAGGATCTCTAATATTATTGAAC